CATATTGATCAAAAGAAAATTGATAATCCAAAACAATACCGTCTATGTGCTCCTTTTCCATTCTTCGGCAATAAGCCCTTAAAAGATGAGAATTAACAACCACATCATCAACATCAATCCAAAAAATAAAATCGCCAGTCGCTTGCTCAAAATTAAATTGGCGCGCTTTGGCGAAGTTGTCAGACCAATCAAAATAACTTAATTTAATTTTAAATTTATCTATGAACCGAGGCAAAGCCAACCTTTTTTCAGTTTGCGGAGTGGTTAAAGTAACACAAATTTCATCAACATTTTTAAATAAATCGCCAGTTTCTAAAGCTCTTTCCAAAAGAGCTAAATCTATCTCATCTTCTTTACAGATGAGACACAAACTTAATTTCTTGCTTTTTTCTTTTTTCATATTTTTTGGGGTATTGCGAACACAGGAAAAGTCCGCATAAACCAAAGCATTTCTTTATTACTATAAAATAATCTTGGTTCCAGTAGATTATCCAAAACATTATGCAACCGTGAAGGCAAAGATGTTCCCCAGCGGAAATCAAATCCTTCATCAAATCCCGGACCTCTCCAAGTAGCAAAATGGTCTCTTCTCGTATTTTTTATCTTTTTATTCTTTTGGCAAATTTGTTTGAATTCTAAAGGAAAAGTCTTAACATATGTATTTACTGTAAAATGGATAAAATCTTGACGGGAATAATTATGCAATTCCGCTTTCAAAATATCTGTCCAGTCCAATGATTTATTCACTAAAATTAAATTACTTCTCGCCATAATTGTCTTACCAATCCAGCCTGTTTAAAACAAGCTGGACTCAAAAACAACTATTATCCTTTATAAAAGCCAGAGGCAAAGAAGTTAGCGTCTTGATTACGAGCTCTATTAGATAATGCACCAACTATAACAGTATTATCAGCTGGAGAATCACTATCCGGTTTAACCACAAAAGCTTTTCTTAACCAAGATTTTTCTATTGTTTCAGGTCTTACTCCTAATACTCTGCCAGTTGGATCAGTGGAAATCTGAATATGACGATGATAACGGAATCTTACGCGTCCGAAAGCTGTCTGATAAGTATCTATAGTTTCAATTAAGTTCGTCGATTCCGCCTGTTGATATACTGTTGCTCCTCTCGCACCGCTGAATTTATCAGTCTTATCTCTTAAATAAGAACCCATAAACACATCTGTTGCTACATTGTCTTGTCCGACATTATCTACTTGATTTTTCAATAAAGCTGCCAGAATAGAAGCGGCCCAAGTCGTGCCTGAATTATGCGCTGTAGTATTCGTTGATTTGCTAATCGCTTCAATTATTCCGCTCATTTTGGGGGCTGTTCCACTAACACCTGAAACAGCTGTGCTCCGAACTAAATCATATTCTACAGAATCAATCCAAGCTTTCATCTTTTTCAGCATTTGTCGGGACTGTTCATTCTGTCCGTGATAATGTCTAATCCATTGTTGAACCCAACCCACCTTGAAAGGTTTGACAATCATTTCAACAAGGTTAGTCCGTCTGGTAGGAACAGTTAAAGCTGGATACACAAAATCAGCTTCTTGAGATACTGCGCCACTTGCTACAGTATCTAACGTATCTTCCATTACTTCTACTACATCAGATTCAGCAGGCTCGCCATCCCGAAGATTTTTAAAAAAATAATCTTCAGTAGGAGTGATATATTCAATAGCTGGCGAAACGTCTATCCATTTAGTCGTATCGCCGTATTGAGTCAATACATTGGTTGTAGCCATATTGGATAATAGCAGATTGCATTATCCATTGATTTGTTTTGATAATTGTTCACCAAAAATTTTAATAAATTCTATCTCTGCATCTTGCCGATTATTCTCACTGGCTTGTTTAATAGCTTCGCCAGCTTTCTTAATTTTATCAATTGAATCTACTGACAGTCGCGATCTGCTTTCCAAGAAATCGCTCTTTTTCTTGCTTTCTTCAAAAGCGGCGGCGTTAGCAATAATTTCCTTTAAATTGAACCTTTCATCCTCATAAACTTCTTTAAGAGACTTGCCCATTGTATCTGCTATACTCCGCAAAAGTTTTAAACTGTCTTTTATTTCAGGGTGAGTCTGGGAAAAGGTTTGTTCTTCCAGCTCTGCTTTAAATTGTTTTATGTCAGCCAGAGCCGAAGCAACTTCATCGGGAAGATTATTCTTAGCCTTTGTTTGTGAGAGTAAGGATTGTTTTTCAGGTTCAATAGAAAATTCCAGTAATTCTTTCATCGCGGTATCTAAATCCACTTTATTTGTTTTAGAATATTGCTCTATAACTTTATCAAAATTACCTGCTTTTTCTTTAACTGCCTTAATACTTTGGTCACCGACCAGAGAGTTAAGGTTTTGATAGTGTTTGATAAAGTCTTCTGTAGAATTATATTGTCTGCCAGTAACTTTTTCTATCGTTCCTTTGAAAAAATCTTTTTCCTCATCAGACCAATCGCTTAAATCAACATTCAAATTACCTCCTCCAGTGTCAACGTTGTCCACTTGAGGGTCGGATTCATCTGGGTTTGTTAGATTGTCAGGCATATTTTTTATGCTGACCGCCCAAGGCGGCCATTAAAGAACGGTTCAGCTCTCTTTGACCTTTAATTTATACTTCTTGCCAAAAGAGCTAAATTATTCCTTAATCTTAAACTCTATCAGTTCGCTTTGTGCGGCTTCTGCTTGCTTTTCAAGTTCCTTCTGTAACTGTGGAGCTAAAGCCTCACCCAAACATTCATTAAGCCAATTAGTTATGAGATTCAGAGCTTTACGAGTAGCTAAAAACACCAAAGCTGTTTTATCTACACTATTAGCCTCTTTCAAATCAATTTTGGTGATGTCTTGCTCTTCTATAATAATTCTGCTTAATCGCTCCATAATCAAATTCCAACCGCGAGACTGCATTGTCCGTTTTATTTCAAGTTGTTCCTCTTTTGTTAGTTCATTAAGCATTTTTGATTAAACTCTTTTTGTGCACTTTTGCTTTTAAACTTCCGGAACCGCCTTTGCTTTTTTTTAAATTCTTAAAAAACTGAATTTGTCGCAATCGTTTTTCTGCTTGTGCTTTAGAACTATAAGAACCCATTTTTTTTCCAGTCGTATGAGAAATAACTGTATATTTTGAGCCAATTTTTCTTATCATTGTGGCAACTTTTGCCCTTGAGCAGTCATTACTGCCTGTCTTTGAGGCTGTGGTTGACCAGCCGCCAAAGGTTGTCCCGGCATTCCACTCAAAGCAAACTGTTGAGATAATAGTATATTTTCCTCCTTCTTATAAAATCTCCTTCCACTTAATCCTAATAAATCCAATACTTCAACTATAATTGCGTCTACATCCAATCTGCCGCCAGCCAAAGGATTATATTGAGCAAGCAAAGAAGTTAAATTTTGTATCATCGTATTTTTATCTAATTCTTCTTGTGAAACATCTACTATTACGTTTATTTTTTCTTTCAATAAATCTTTATTAAATTTAAAAAATCTGGTTTTATCAAAATGTTTTAATTGTTCTTTGGTTCTTTGTTTTTCTTGTTCAACTTCCATCGGATTAGGATATACGCCGTGTTTATTTTTAAATTTTAAAATTGCTTCATTTGTAAGATGGTTAATTAACTTCTCATCTAAACTCTCTATCTCTTTTGGTTCACCGATAATGTCTAAAATCTCATTTTCTTTTAAATTATCAATAATAATTGGCAACCAATGCCGTTCAATAATTCGCTCTAAACCAAGCCCTATGTTTTCTTTCATTAAGGAATAAGCGTCCTCACTTTGAGTAAATTCTAACCGCGCTGCTGTGGCTGTCCGAGTTGCTGGTAAACTTTCACCACGAGCAATGGCTGGCGTTGCTGTTACTCTCTCTGCCCAAGATAGAATTCTTGCTTCTTGATTAAGACTGCTTGTAGTGTTCAAGTCTTGAGTTGCAAATTGTTCTATATCATCCAAATTATTGACTGGAATACCGCCGCCGACTCTAAGCATTGACAGCATTGCTTGTGTTATCCCTGCTGTTCTGCGATATTTAAATAAACCTTGACCCAACATTCGCATATTATTTAGACGAATATTTACCAACTCATTTAAGTAATACTGAATACCCAGCAAACTCTCAGCGGGACTTCTGGATAGCCAGCGATTCTGTAAGCTCCTTAACTTAATCTCTTCATACGGTCTTTTATCAGCTTTCTTAACTAAATGGATTATCGGAGTATCCTCTATACCAGAAATTACAACTCTGGCATCTAACCAATTTTGAGGATTAGTTTTATCTTTTTCATTTGTTCCATCTACAGTCCAGGCTGGCAATTTCCCCCAAAATTCATACACATCAATATAAGGAATTTCAGAAGCAAGTGTGCTCACAGTTTGCGCATCAAAATTACTCGGCTTCTCTTTTCGTCCTTTTACCGCTTTAACATTTTCCCATTTGTCCGCGTATTCTTGAAATTCATCAATAGTGTATAATGCTTTTTCTATGAGTGCTGGGGTCTTTTGGCAACTCTCAGCGCTTGGGTCTATAATAATATTAAGGGTATCAACTAACTGCGTATTCAGCCCAACTTTCTCTAAATTTTCGTTATACCCTTCAAAACTCTTGATTACTTGATTGCCGTCAATGGCAAGAAAACGAAGCATATTGTTTAACATTTCACCAAATCTGATTTTTCTTAAATATTCTTTCAAAACTAATCTTAAAATACTGGCTGTGCCATAACCCGCAGGTGATTCAGCCCTAAGTTCTATATTTTTGGTATCAATATCAATATTCTTAACTAAGTTGTCTACAGTCCACTCAGTCAAAGGAACAAAAATCTTAGGATATCCTGTATTCTCATCTACTTGCAATCCTTCTTCTTTTTTTTGTCCTTTCCCGAAAAAGCCAAAGTAATTTTTACGACATTTTTTAATCAAATTACGAGTTTCAAAATAAACATTATCAGTGATATAAACCTCACCCTGCTCCCATTGGGTCTTAACCGAACTTACAATGCGGTAAATTTCTTTTTCCGCTTCAGTTTGTAGATTTTGAAAATTAGGCATAAAAAGTTATTGCAGAATTTTGTTTTCCTTTCACTCCTAAAATCTTTGCGATAGAAGAAGTGTGATGTATTTGTTCCTCTTCTGTCAAAGGAACAAATTTAGGCTCAATCAATAATAAGCGGTGCAAGTTCTCCATCATATGGTCATCTTTATCTTTTGGAATAGCTTTTTTTTCTTTTTCATCTGCGGTTCGGCCCTGCCAATTATCCCAAACATAACCCTTCTCTATCTCCCAGATTGTCCTTTCGCAATTTTTGAAAAATTGAATCTCTGACTTGCGAAGTAGAACTCCATTCTCTTCAGTGTATAATAATGCGTCATCAGTTCGCCTAATCCCGCCAGCCAAATCTTTTGAACCTTTATCAAAAAATAAATCGTAATCTTCCATTTGCATTGCGATACTTCTACCGCTCTCTATCCTTGCGTCAACAATGAAAGCTGAAGGGTCAATAATCCGCTGTATTATACGCCAGCCAGCTGACTTTGCTTTTATTGCGTTCGCAAATTGCGCTGTGGTCATCTTGCACCATAGCTCATCAATTAAATATTTTTGACCATTGCGGTCAACAGCTAACCATAACACAGCGTCATTAACTCTCGGATGAGTATCTAAGGCTTCATAAACACAAAAATCCTCATAAGTAATCTTGAACGGCTGAATAATATGGATTTTCGCTTCAAAGCTCTTATGCACTCGGCCCAACAGATGCCCAAACTTGCCGAACGCTCTTGCCTCTCTCTCTTCTGGCGGATATTGAACAATCATTCGCTCAATATTGCGATGTTCCAGCAGTCCCCGCTTGCCGTGTTCAATGCAATTCTCCTCCACATCTGCGGTAATATAATCTATGTTCACCCCATCTCGCTTGCTGACAATCTCATCATCTACCCACGCAGAATAATCAAGAGGCGTCATAGTCCAAAACACAATCATTCCCATTCTACCTCTGGCAATGCTTGCCCGAAAGATAGATGACGAAGTCGGCTCGTCTATCCAT